CAGAATGACAGATATACAGTTAGATATTATTTATATAGGAACTAGTATAGTAATATAGTTTTTAAACATTTAAAAAATATGGTAAAAAGGAGTGTAAATATGTTTTATCTTAAGTATGAAACTAATATGTTAACAGACATATACGTAGTAAGAGCTACTAAAGAGAAACTTAAAGAGGCTAATGGTAACCTAAGAGAGATAAAAGATCCAGGTTATCTTACAGTATTCAATACAGAGCTAGGTGTTAGGAATGTAAAAGAGATAGACAGAGCTTTTAGTGTTCTTAATAACTATGTACAATGGAGAGGTGATGAATATATAGAAAAACTCTATAGAGAGTATGAAACTATATCTAACTTAGCAAATGACTACACGATAGCATCTGATGTAGAGTCAGATGCTATTAAAGCTAAATTTACTATAGAGCTAACTAAGATCATAGACATGTTAGATAGTAACTCTATATACGATTTTATATCTGTAGTACAACCATTAGAGATACCAGCTGTTATTAAATCAGAGTTTGATACTACTATGGTAACAGATGGTGTTGGATCTAGAGATCAAACTTATATCGAAGAAGATTATAAACAACTTATGGTACTTATAGTTATATTTAAAGCTATAACAGGTCCATTAGCACAAATGATCTTTAGTACAGATGATGGTAGTAAGAAGATGCCAGATCTACAGATGCTAGATATGATAAGACAACAACCTATAGCACAAGGTGCTGGGTTTAAGAAACTAGTAGCTTATGTACGTAGTACTGTAGAGAAAGTATTCGATAAAGAGAAGACTGGAGAGTCTAAAGTATTAAGTTTCCAACTACCTAGAGAAGAGATACCAATGTATTATCTTGCTAAGATTATATTTAACAAGATACTACTTATGGACCAAGCAGATAGTACTAATAAAGACATAGTAAGACAGATCTATGGTACTATCAGTAGTGGTATAAAATCTATAGGTAATAGTAACGATACTATTAGAAATAAGAATAAACCATCTGAGTCTGAAACAGAGACAGAAGATAAAGAGTCTGTAATAGAATCTTATAGACTAGCTACAGATGTAACACCAGGTATAGCAGAAGAGCTAAACTGGGCTACTGAGACCGTGGATAAGATATTGAAACAGTTACCTCCTAAGGTAAGAGAGTTATGTACAGATGATAATATCAAACTAGGTATGTCACTAGCAGCTACTTTTACACCTGATAAGATAACTAATACCCATATCAATATCTTAGGTCCTATATTTAAGAATATTATAGACCCTAGAGGACTACTATATCTAAAAGCTAATAGTATATTTAATCTAATAGCGGTAGGCTATGCTATATTAGTAGGTATGAAAGCATTTCCACTAGCATATGCATTAGTAAGTAAACGTATATCTGGTATGGAAGCTGATAGTGTACACTATATAGCTACTAATATCAATAGTACTAAAGCTAAAGGCTATAGAGAAGAAGAGCTAGAGAAGTATTATCCTAGTAGAAAAGTAGTTGTTGGTAAGAGAAGTGAAGATGATAGTAAGTCTGATAAATCTGATCAACAAGAGTATCCAGGAGACTTAGTTATATTAGATTGGGTATCTAGTATGGGGTTGGAAATTAACAAATATAACTGGTTAGTGCCTAGTATACTTAATGTAGGTGTAAAAGATATAATAGTAAGCACTATAAGTAATGTACTTATAGATTTTCTAATAGAAAATGAACAACGTAATGAAAAATAAGCAAATAGTAGAAAACTGATAGAAAGGATGTAAGATATGGAATATAACATACCATATGAACCTAGTCCATATGGGGCTATGGTAAATAGAGGATTGAAGCTTAGTAATGTACATGCTAACTTTACTATACAACAACTCATAGTGGCACCAGCAAGAAGCTATGGGTACCAACAACAAGTTATACGTAGTTTTACTACAAATCTTAATGTTGGAGATATAGACCGAATAGTAGAAGATATAAGCAGAAATAATGGTACACTTACTAATGTAAATCAATCCACGAATAACGTTATGAAGATGGGAGCATTACCAGTAGGTAATGCTAATATAGACAATGGTTGGGCTGCACCTAGATATACTTTCAAAATGATAGTAAGATGCCAACCTACAGAGACTACTGTATATGGTTCTACATCTGATATATACGATCTTATAGTAACTGGTTATTCAGATGCTAGTGGAGAGTTTATAGTAAGAGATATTACAGGATCCACCTATCCAAATGAAAACTTAGTATTTAACATAAATAGTATACAGAAGATCTCTATCAATGCTAATGCTAATACTATAACTAACATACAAAATGTTGGTGTAGGTTCGGTAAATAGTTTTCAAAATGATAGTTGTAATGTATGTGTAAGACCATCTGATATTACATCTGGTATAACAGGCTCTCTAGTTGATAAAGACTTTGGAGGTTCTGTATATAGTGTAAATACAAGAGCAAGTCAAGAACCTATGGCATTCGAACGTAAGGATGCTATAGGTAAGCAGTATGTTAATAAGATACTTAATGCTGTTGTAAATGGAGTAGCAGATGCTAACTCTAGTTACAATGCTTATAATAACTTATTTAACTCTGGAGCAGATCAAGCTATAATAGAAGCTACTTCTAGACTACGTAATAACATACTTAGTACAGATTTGTTTATACAAGCTCTACAAGAAGTTAACTTAAACCCTCTTAAAGAGTCTTTTACTATTAAACAATTGAAGTCTATAGATAGAACATTTACTTCAGATCGTATAGTATATGCTAATGTTATAGAGGATAATAGATTTACTACTGATGGTATACTCAATAGCCAATATACAGAACATATGCTAGGTGCTAATAGAGAGACTACGTTAGTAACTGAGTTACATAATATGCTAACTAACCTTATGACAGAGAAGTTTGTAGTTAGTATGGTTATTAGACTTAGTAATAACTATAAACCGTTAGAGTCTGGATTTGGTATGGCATTACAACCAGAATATTTTGTAGATGGTAATAGTGTAAGATGGAGCTATGCTGTAGCACAGAATGACCCTAATGCACCTATGCTACTATCTAGAGCTTTAGATAATGCTGTTAAGATACTAATAGATCCACTGCTATCTAGTAATGGTAATACTAAGTATGATGTAGTAGCTAATATAGATCTTACTACTGATACTAGTATATCTATATCCTTAGATGGTAAAGAACCTATACTCTATAGATTTCCAACATTTGGAGATACTTGTTTTACACCTATGGTAGGTAGTGATGATACTAAGACTAATTTAGTATCTAGTTTAGGTTTGTTAGTAAATGAAATAACAGACAATATAAGTTTGAAACCAGCTACAGATGGTTTTAATAGCCCATTCAATGGGAATATGAATATAAACACATATTAGGAGTATGTAGATGAAACTTAATGATTTTTATACTAACCTATTGAAAACATTTTCAATACGTGTTACAGAAAGTGGTTTCTTACAATGTAAGAATGGAGAAGACTGGGTTGATATAACTAGACATAAAGGTAAAGGTGTTGCTTTACCTACAGAAGAGAATCTTAAAGACATGTTTACATTAGATAATAATGGTAAATATGTACCAAAGTTTCTTATATTCAATCCGTTAGCAGAACAAGCATCTGAAGATGGGGTAGGACTATCTATTTTACAAGATTGTGTTAAGATCAACTTTTCATTAGCACTACCAGTATTTGGTAAAGCTATGCTGATTACATATACATCACCAGCTCTACAAGAGAACTTACCTATGGCTATTATAGATTTTATATCAGAAGCTAAAGATAAAAATATACCTGGTATGAAAGCTAATGGTAAAGCCGTAGATGAGACTATGGTAGCTAGTTGGGAGAAACTAATACTATCATATGTACAGAGTATAGATAAACCATTGTTTAACTTAGTACTACCAAGGACTAAGAAAGCAACAGATAAAAATTCCAATACTAGGGAAGCTAGGTTAACTTGTAACCTATGGGTTGATGTTAAAGAAGCACTACAAGCTTATGAAACTAGTACTGAAGATGATAAAGCTAAGAAGATAGAAGTTAATGGTGTTAAGTTAAGATATAAAGATGTTAAGATCTTTAACGATATATTAACAGTCTTTATGGTAGGTGCTAATGAGAAAGGAGCTATAGTAGCTGGTACTAAAGATACTGAAGCACCAGGATTTATAGCACTGATGTTACTATTTAGAAACACTATGGGTGTTATCTCTAGTTATCTAGAGTCTATGTATAACTCTAATCCAAATGAGATTAAAGATATTAAAATAGACTTTACTTTTAATAGCTCTGATATAGAACAATCTACTACTATCTTTAAAGCTGAGTTAACTCAAGTACCTACTGAGAAAGAAGTAGACTTAGCAACTGATGTATCTAATGCTAAGAAGGGTATGAATATGAATCTTAATAACATTCACCCTGGTTTACAATCAGCTGTAGAACAAACTACAGTAGAGAGAGAAGCTGCAGTACAAGGTGTTAAACAAGATGTAGGCTTATCAGCAACTGATATGCTATTAAGAGGTAGAAATGCTATGTTTGGTAATACTGGTATGATGCCATTTAATGGTCAACCAGCTATGGCTCCGGTTATGCAACCTGTACAACCTATGATGCAAAATGTACAACCAGTTATGGCACCGACTACAGCTCCAGTAGCTCCTAAGATGGTATCAGTTCTTAACCCAGAGATGAATACACCAGAAGCTAATCAAATGCTTATGGCTAGACAAGCAGCTGCTGTACAACCACAAATGCAACAACAGTTCTATCAACAACCTATGATGAACCAAATGATGTATCAACAACCTATGATGCAACCTATGATGGGTTATCCACAACCTAATGTAGGTATGATGAACCCATATGGAAATAGATATTTCCAATAGTATACAAGAGTAGTAGTAACTAGCCGCCACTAGTTACTACTACTATACTTTATTTTTTTCTTATAACTTCAGATCTTTTAAATGCTTGTAAATATCTATTTAGCATTCTATCATCTACATATACAAACTCTAATTTATCTCCTTTATAAGACTGACTATTTATATAACCATTTACTAACATAGTAGGTAGTATATACTCTTGTCTTATCTCTAGTTTATCTCTTAGTAGACCTTCTAGATCACCTTCATATTTCTTAGCATCTGCTATATTAACTTTACCTAGTTTACTAGTTAGTACGTATTTCTCTCTAAGTACTGGATAGACTGCTGTCCACATCTTAGTTATATATTCAGATTTATTATCGGTATCTATTAGATTAGTTATCTTAGTCATAGCCATATTATTCTTCCTTAACTATAGGTTTAAAAAATCACCGATGGACATTCTTATTGAATAAAATAAAAATTTTACTTAATAAAGGACACAATATGACTATAGCAGGACTTAAGGATAGAAATAAAGAAGCTATCCTAAAGAATGAAGCTAATAAACGTTTTACTCGTGTAAGCGAGTCTAATACCTCTCTATTTGGAGATACACGTATAGAAGGTAGATTTAACGTAGATCATGTAGGTGACTACTTAGAGAAAGTTACTATATTCCTACGTAAGTTTCATAATGTAGAGACTAACGAAGAGCTTAAGAAAGTTATAGAAGAAGAGAATAACTTGCCTAACTATACTAATGCTGTACAAGTACTAGATAGGTATAAAGGACAAGATACTGTAGATATTGATATAAAAGAACTACTACAAGCTGGTTTCCCTTCAGCTACGTTAGATAAAGAGTTTTCAGATTTTAAAGCTGCTCTTAGAGAGATGCTACTCTATACTCCATTTCCATTTGTAGAAGGTACATTAAGTAATGAACTTAAAAGTAAATATACTAACTTAGTACAGGTAGGTATAATCATTATTATTAAATCTTACATCCTAGAGAATGCAGATGGTAATGTAAACTATAGAGATCTTACAGAGAAACTTACTAGACACTTTACAAGAGTTAATATATTAGACCATAGAGAGTATGATGCAATATTTGCTTATGATAATATATATTATACATTAGGAGCATTAGCTATCTATAAGAAAGTATCTTCAGCTCTTTATAACACTAGTAGCTGGATGAATATAGTATCTAAACTATTCTATAAAGGTTGCTCGTTAGGTATTACACTAGAAGACTATTTAGAGCAAGTAGAAGCACAGTTAGAGTTCCAAGATAAAGAGAATGCTAGAGCTAAAGATCCTGATGCTAGAGTAGATAATTTTAATGTTACTAAAGAAGATAAGAGAGCTTTTCTAACTAACTATATCAAAGACCTACTTAATAAAGCTAGAGCTGATGATATAGAGTTTACTACAGAAGATTTTAATAATATGCTATCAGAGTCTAAGCAAGAAGTACTTTAAATATTACTATCAAAGTGATAGCAATATAGTTAGATATTATTTATATAGAACTAAAGTAGTTTAGAGTCTATAGACTCTACGCTACTTACGTTTTTATCTTATTTCAAAAACAGGTAAAGAAAGGAGGACTATACCCATGTCCAAATCAAAATATGAACATCTTAGAGTTCCATTAGAGAAATCTAAAGTAGATGTTATCATACCAGTAGATCCAGACCTACGTATACGAGAAGAGCTTATAGGTCCACATGCTGTAAACTATGCAGTACAACATAACTCATCTGCAAGAAGCTATATGTATACTGCACACCAATCACAATCTGTTACTCTAGTAGACGGTGATATACCTATAGTCCAAACTGGTGTTGATAAACAATTAGCAATACATACGTTTGGTCCAGTAGCAGAAGAAGATTGTACTGTATTAAGAGTAGTAGAGCGCTATAATGGTAATACCGATGGTTATGTAAATGCAGTAACACAAAAAGTACTTATAGTACTTAAAAGACATTTAGACCCTGATACATATCAGGAGTATAAAGAACTAGATGTTATAGACGTACCTATATTTCACTCTGGTTTCCATCAGAACTTTGGTTTTACTTATAAGCTTAATAATGAAGTCCTAGCTAATATTAAGAGAGATACTAGGTTAGCTAAAGGTACACGATTAGCTACATCTCCAGCTGTTAGAGATCATAGTGGTTATGCATTAGGTGTTAATGCTAATATGTGCTTTTGTACACACCCGGATATAGCCGAAGATGGTGTTATCATATCAGAATCACTAGCTAAGAAGATGCGTTATGATGTATTTGAAACTAAAGTAGTAGAGTTTGGTTCTAACTATGTACCTCTTAACCTATATGGTACAGATACAGAGTATAAACCATTTCCAGAGATAGGAGATAAAATATCTCCAGATAGTGTTCTAGTAGCATTACGAAACTTTAAAGACTTTAGTTCTAGTAAGACTGGTTCTGACGATGATCCAATAGATTTTGCATCTGCTCTTATTTCTAATAAAGACTTAAGAACATTTGATCCTACTTTTGATAAATGTACTTATGTACGTGGCCCAGGAGATAAAGTAGATATTGGTAATGGTCAATATACAGATTCTGGAGTTGTAGTAGATATAATCTGCTATAAGAACCCTAAAGCTAAATCTAACTTATACCATGGTATGGGAGATCTAGCTGATAAGTACGCTAGATCGTATATGAAGTTTTGCGAAGATCTACTAAAAGCATATCACAGTGCTTGTGAAGAGCTACACGATAGAGATTATGGCTTCGGTAAAGAAGTTATACATAAATCTGCTCAGTTACACGGTATGATAGTAGATGCTGCTAAAGTAGCACATGATGCTAACATTACTAATATTAAAACTAACCTTACTTTAACTAGGTTATCTAGGGATATTAAACAAGCTAGAGAAGCAGCTTCTAATGTATTACCTAAGACATTAGGTTTAGCTAATAGAAGTGAAGATCTAGATACCTATAGACTAGAAGTAACTATACGTTATACAGTTACGTTAGGTAAAGGACATAAAGTATCAGATCAGTCTGGTGGTAAAGGTGTTATATCAGACGTTAGACCAGATCATCTTATGCCTTATAATAAATATGGTAGAGCAGATATAATCATGGACTCTCACTCTGTTATATCTAGAATGAATATGGCTAGGTTATACCAACATGAGATCAATGGTGCTTCTAGATATTGCCAAGCTAAACTACGTGAAATGGCTAATGGATCTAGAAATACAGAAGAGCTACCAGATGCTACAGTAGAGGCTATGTTTACATATCTAATGGGCCTATTAGGTAAGTTCAATACCGCTCAGTTTGATGCATATGCTAATGCTACTATGGAGGAGAAGAGAGAGGTACTTAATGTATGTCTTAACGAAGAAGTTTATATTATGCAGCAGCTAAGTAATGAAAAGAGACTATATCAAATCATTATGGATATAACTGGTACAGAGTATGAACCTCCTAGAGATAATATAGTTATACCAGTATTAGAAGAAGATGGTACTACTATTAAGAACTTTGTAACTAAAGATAAAGAGCTTATAGCACCACTCTATACTATATTGATTTGTAAGACTGCTGATAATATGTTATTTACTTCTAGTCCTAACTTAAATAACTTTATGTTCCCTATATCAGTAACAGCTGCTAATAGAGATAGACTACCATTTAGAAACTCTCCTACTAAGATACTATCTGAAACAGAGGGTAGGTTATATTCTTACTATGGTGGTAGAAAAGCTATAGCAGAGCTTAAAGATAGAGCTAATAGTGTACCAACACATAAAGCACTATACCATAATATACTATCTGCAGATAGACCTTGTGATATGAAAGTAGGTGTAGATAGAACTAAAGTTCCATTTGGTAATGATTCAGCTGTAAAACTGGTACACTCTATATTTAAACCTATAGGTATGGACTATACTTATATAGACGGAGTGTATTAATAATATTTTAGCATATAGTTAAATGCTAAAATCACAACTTAAGCGTGTGGGTGTATAAGATATATAAATATTTTATACACTTACCACTTACTATGAAAAGGAGTAAACTGTTAGTATAGTTAAGAGTATATTCGTTGTTGTTATACTCTTAATAAGCTAACATGGTATAATAAAGACATTATACCTCCTTTTACCAATTTTGAAAGAAGTTGCAGTAGCCATGGTTAACCATGGCTACTGTAGCATTTTATTTTTTTTACTTACCAGTTAGTAGATATATTGGTATATATAAACTACTATCAGAATGAAATATTATTAATTAGATATTATTCATATAGAAGGTATATTATAGTATTCTTTCTATATTATTAATAATGGAGGTATAATATGGCTAAAGCTAAAGCTGAACAACAACAAGTTACACATAGACCTATTGTAGACGTACAAAGGCTTATGTCTAAGACTCCACAAGAGCTTAACCATGGTCTAAAGACTAACATAACAGTTAGATTCGACGATGGTGTTCTAAAGGATCTTACGTTTAGAGAGGTTGTAGTTAATCGTTACGTTTGGGATGTACTTAAACTATTCGATAACTTACCTGTCTTATCACAGTTCGATATTACGAACTATTACTCTAGTGGCTTTTATGTTTCTAAAACACTTAATAAAACATATGAAGCTATCTTACAGTATATTGTAGATAATGTACTAGAGAAGAATAACACTAGAGCTATGTTAGGTCCTATATGGAAGAAGATGTATACAACATTCAATGCTATCTATAACGAAATCGTATTTGATAACTTAGACTATGTAACATCTTTAAATATACATACGTTCTTAGATATACAGTTACATACAGATCTAGTAGAAGCTATGCGCAAAGTAGCTAATGTAGATATTAGTAAAACAGATGAAGTAGCTGCTTCTGTAGAAGAAGCTTATACTACTTTACATAATATCCTACTATCTGAAGAGTACCATGGTAATAAGATTGCTAAAGGTTATATATCAGGCACTATGAACAAGATGCAACTTAGACAAGTACTAGGACCTAGAGGTAATATTACTAACCTATCTGAAGAGCTCTATAAGAAACCTATTCCATCTAGCTTTACTTCTGGTATGTATGGTATAGACGAGATTGGTATGGAATCTCAAACTGGTGCTAAAGCTCTTAAAGTTTCTACTACAGCAGTTTCTAACTCTGAGTATATGGCTAGAAAATTACAATTAGTTATGGCTCGTATAGAGAGAGTTGTAGACGGAGATTGTGGACAGCATGAGTATATAGATTGGAAAGTAGAAGATGCTTCATCTTCTAGAGATAACCCTATGAAATGTCATTTACCAGCTTTAGTAGGTAAGTATTATCTAAACGAAGAAACAGGTAAAGAAGAGGTTATAAAACCAACTGATAAACATCTTATAGGTAAGACTATCAAGCTTAGAGTAGCTTATAAATGTAGATGGAAAGATAAACGTTGTATATGTTCTAAATGTTTAGGTAAATTAGCTTATAACTTACCTCTTAAGACGCATATAGGACACTATAGTGCTACTGTTATGACACAAGAAATCACACAGAAGATACTTTCTTTTAAACACGAAATATCATCTGCAAATGCTCTACCAGTTACTATAGATCCACCTGCAGATAGAGACTTTGAAACTAAGAAAGATGATAATACGAATGTCTATATACGTAAACGTTATGTAAAGGATAATAGAGAGGTTGAGTTCGATAATAAGAAAGACTTCATACTCGATATTAAAGTATCTGCTAAATCTGCTAGAGGTCTAGCTGATATTATGCCTAATACAGATGTACGTAGATTTACACCAGCTTCTGTATCGCATCTTAGGGAACTATGGTTAATTAAGACTAATAGAGTAACTGGAGAAGTTACAGAGATACCAGTCTTTATGCGTAAAGGTAAAAGATTAGGTAGCTTCTCTACAGAGTTTCTAATCCATATACAGAAAGTAGGAGCTAAGTTAGATAAAGATGATAACTATATCATTCCACTAGCAGAGTGGAATCTTAACTATCCTATTATCTATATTCCAGATGTTGAGTTTTCATTTCCTAGTATGGCTAATAGAGTTGGTAATATATTCAATGGTGCTGATGGTAATAAAGGTAAATCTAGTGCTGATAATGAAGTAGAAGAAGATGTAACTAGTATTAACTCTCAAGAGGGTTTATTACATAGACTATTTACAGAAGTTAATAGTAGACTAGACGTTAATATAGCGCTACTAGAAGTACTAGTAGCTGGTTATTCTATTAACAACTATGAGGCTGGAGACTTCTCATTAGCACACGGTTCTGATACTGCTTCAGTTCGTAACACTAAAGTTATACTGAAAAATGGCAGTATGGGAGCAGCATATGCTTATGAAGACCATATGAAAATCATGATGGTACCAGAAGCCTTTAGTACAACACAACCATTGAATCATATTATGGATGTATTCTTAGCTCCAGCAGAGACTATAGAAGATTTTGAAAAACATCCTATAATAAATTAAGCTAAATATATAAGGAGTAGCTATGAAGAGAATAAAGGTTGAGATTTATGTTAGCCACTTCGTGGCTACTGTCTTAGATAAGACGCTTATGTTAACTATAGAAAAGTTTGCTAGACCATATCAAACTTATAAACTAGAGTTTAACAGAGGCTTACGTAAAAAAGTAAGAGTACCTGATAAACCTTACTACATATTCGAACCATCTGAGATGAAATGGACATTCCATATTTCATTACTTAAGTTATTTATATCTACACTAGGTTACTATTCACATCTTACTAGTGATCAAATAGAAGTAGAGAACTATAGTAAAGAAGATTATGGTTTACCAGCTGATATTCAGTTTAGATCTGATCAGTTTACATTAAGAGACTATCAAAAAGTAGTTACAGATGAACTTACGCAACCAGAGAACTATGTTAAGCTAGTACCTACTATTATGGGTTCTGGTAAAGAGTTACGTAACGGTACTCGTATTAGAGTACCTAATGGATGGAGAGCTATAGAGAACTTACAAGTAGGTGATTATGTAATACACCCTAGTGGTAATCCTACTAAAGTAACTGGAGTATTTCCACAAGGTAAAAAGAAACTATATAAGTTTGTATTCCTAGATGGTAGAACTATAGATGCTGGTTTAGAACACCAATGGTTAATCTACAGATCTGATGGTACTGAAGCAGTACTTACTACTAAACAGATACTATTAGAAAGAGAGAAACCAGAGAATAAAGATCTTAAGCACTATATACCATTACCAGAACCAGAAGTAACAGAAGATAAAGAACTTCCGTTAGATCCTTTTATATTAGGAGTTATACTTACTTCTAATATATCTAATGGTATCATTATCAATACAGATGATTCTGATTATGTAGATCTAATAACTAGTAAACTACCAGAAACTTCTAAGCTTACTAGAAAGATCATAATCAATAAGGTTTATAACGAGTATAGGTTAACTTCTACAGAGTTTAGCTATATGGCTAAATTAAAAGAACTAGGTATAACTAAAGAATCCTTATTTATACCAGAAGTTTACTATAATGCTAGTATAGAGCAAAAGACAGAGTTATTAAGAGCACTATTTAATAATGCTATAGCTATCAATGCTCCAGATAGTACTGCTATAACACTTACATTAGATAATGAAGATCTAGCTAAATCTGTACAGAAGCTAGTAAGGTCTGTAGGTGATATAGTTAAACTAGTTCCATATGGTTTAGGTTATAAACTCTTTATAAAGTCTAAGAAACCTAATAGGTATTTCTACGGTACTAAGTTTAAAGCTCCTACTAACCCATTAAGATTAAGAATCTTAGATATTGTAGAGGTTGATAAAGATAATGCTACTTGTATATCGGTAGAAGCAGAAGATCAGCTCTATGTAGCTGATAACTACATAGTAACACATAATACTCTTATGTGCTGTTATGCGTTATCTAAGATAGCTAAGAAGGCTGCTATAGTTATACTACCTAAGTATATAGACAAGTGGAAAGAGGATATGGATAAACACTTCTATAACATAAAAGATAAATACTGTGTTATACAAGGTAGTGAAAAGCTAAAAGATCTTATGCTACATCCTAATGAATATAATTCTAAGTATGATATATTCATATTCTCTCTACGTACATTAAGTCTATACGTTAATATATACGATAATAGGAAAAGAGAGAACTTTGAATCTGAGCAGTATCCTGTAGCTCCAGAAGATCTTATGCAGTTACTAGGTATAGGAGTTATGGTTAGTGACGAATCTCACCAGGAGATGTGTAATGTAAGTAAACTTATGTTATACTTTAAGGTAAGTAAGTATATATTACTTACTGCTACTTTAGCTAGTAATGATAAACATACACAGTTTATCTACGATATGGTAGTACCAGATGCTAATATAGTTAAAGTAGATCTTAATACTAATAACCATATAGATGTTAATAACATAAGGTATTTTATAGAAGATGCTAATAGAAAGGTAAAACATACTGGTTCACAAGGTTATAGCCAAATTACCTTTGAACAGTATCTATTCTCTAGACCACATCTACTATCTCAGTACGATAAAATGATATTGAAATATGTAGAGAGAGATTATATTAAGAGACGTAAAGAAGGTCAGAAGTTATTAATATATTGCTCTCTAGTAGACATGTGTAAACACTTTGCTAATCTATTACGTGGTATATATCCAGATCTTACTATTAATACTTATGTAGAAGAAGATGACTATGAAAGTATAATGGACTCTGATATAACAGTATCTACTCCATTATCAGCTAGTACTGGTATAGATATACCTAACCTTATAACAGTTATACAAACTATCTCTATGGGTTCACTACAGTCTAACAGACAAAGTATGGGTAGACTACGTAAGATAGATGGTGTATCTACTATATACGATGCATTCTATTGTGGTAGCTTACGCAAGCATAATGACCTATTTAGACAAAGAGAGAGCTGTACTATAGATATAGCTAAGAGCTGGAAGAAAGAGACTTATGCAGTAACACCAGAACATCCAGCTATGAAAATACTTTACTAGAGATAGAGCCTATGTAAGGACTCTATCTCTAGCTTATATTTTTTTTTATTTTTATTAGTATCTAAGTAACATTTATACAGTTATACATTATTCATATAGAGAGTACGTAGAAGCTAAATGCTTCTACGTACTCTTATTAATTTAACTAGCATTAGCTAGTAGAAAGGATAATATATGGCAGATATTAATAATGTTATATTATTAGTAAACGATGTTAAGAAAAGAGCAGTAGCTAAGAATCAATTAGTTACTGCTCAAGTACTTAATAATGTTGCTTCAGAGCTACGCGAACTCAAACCAAATAGCTATGAAGCTAAACGATATTTAGCTAATGTAGTACCTAAACTACATAGTCTAAATACAGATCTGAGATAGCCTTAGATCATTAGATAGCATAGAGTAGTTTAAATACTACTCTATGCTCTATAGTCTAAAAACTATAAAACTATATACTCTACTGATTATATGCAAATAAATTAAAAAAGGAGTTATAAAAAGATGTTGCCATTAGGAATTAAGATGTTTTTTGCTAACTTTAAAAGTTGGCTACCAGGATTACTTGTGATTTTAGTAGTAGTAGGTATACTTACCTATGTTAAGCTATTAAAGAATGATATTAAGAAATATGAATCTACTATAGATTCTTATAAAGTATTAGTTAAAGAGTATGAAGCTAATGCTACTATAGCTAAATTAGAGATAGCTACATTAGAGCTTAATAATAACAGCCTAAGTTCTGCTATAGATAAAACTAACACAGCTATAGAGAATATGAAAGTTAATGAAAATGCTTTACGTGCTGAAGTAACTAAATGGAAGAATCAAACTCCTAAAGAAGTTATTAAGTACGTAGAGAAGATTGTCAAAGTTAAGGATAAAAAGAATGCAACTTGTGAAGATTATAAGCGTGTAAATGAGAATATTTCGAAAATAAAATATAAGGACTTATAAAGACGTATGCTAACTGAAAAGGATTTTAGAAACGACATAAGGGATGACTATCCAGAAATGTATCTTTCTGGAGGATCTAAGGTATTTGTGCTTATACTCTATATAATAGGATTTCTATCTATGGGAGCCTGTAGTATAATAGGGTATAGTCAAAAGGATTTTATAGAAAGGGATAGCTGGTTAACTACTGGTATATTATTTACAACCATCTTTGTAGGTACAGCTATATTAACCCCATATTTTTTAGATAGTGATGATAGAAATAAGGTATAAAAATGCATAATGAAAATTTTGATTTTGGTAGAATCCTAACTATGCTTAAGTTAGGCATAACAATAATGGTACTATTAGCTATAGGCTATATGTTTCTAGGCTGCTCTAACCAGCCACAAGAGCCTAAGGTTATAGTTAAAGTTGAAACTAAAGAGGTTAAAGTACCTGTAGCCCCTAGAATACCAGAGATAGACTGTGACTTTGAAGGAGAAGGACTAGAGCCTACTGACAATCTATTAAAATGTCTTATACTACATAAGAGAATATTAGATCTACTAAGAGCTAATAGAAACGCTGTAGAAGATCCAGCTCTTACAGATAGTATAAACAAGATAGTAGATGAAACTTATAGAGGTAATCCAGTTACTGATATAAAGAATAACTTAAAGAAATAATATATAGCTACAGTATAACCATAGGTTATACTGTAGCTTATACTTATATTTTTTTATACTCTATAGTAAATTATACGAGAGTATAGCAATATTGCTATATAAAAAGGAGTATAAAATGGAAACAAAAGAAGAGTTAATTAGAAAGTATGCAGATACTTGTATAGAGTTAAGGAATGCTGAGTTATTACATAATAAAAAGCCAGAAGAAGAGAAATCTTTTATGGATAAAGTATGTGACAATAAATGGAAGATCTTAACTGGTCTTATAGCCGTAGGTGGTGCAGCTGGTACTGCATACTGCTATAGAGACGAGATAAAAGATTACCTAGAGAAAGATGATAATATATTTAAAGATGTTAACGAATTCTTAAGTACTAATACAGGCAAAGCTATAGTTGGTGTTGTAACAGCAGGTAGTACTACAGCTGTTAAATCTAATTTTACTAGTAACCAGACTAATATACTTAAGAAAATGACAGATTCTGAATTAACACCTGAATTTAATTACTATAGAAAGCTAGATCCGTGTCGTATGTCAGAAACAGAGCTAGAGTATAATATTACACTTATGAAGGGTATCATAGGTGCCTATAATCCTATAACTTTTGATACTGATCCTGTTAAAGAAGATTCTGATATTATGAAAATGCTTACAGATAAAGCTAATTCCGTTAGAAACATGGACGACTTCGGAGAATTAGTAAAACTTGTAGATAAATGTTTTCCGGATAATGATGAAGATGAAGAGTTTATATTAACAGAAAATTAACTAGATAGAGCTTGTAGCTCTATCTAGCTTATATTTTTAACTATTCTAACTTATAAGAGTTAATAAGATTATATTAAGGCAATACATTATGTTATTAAAAAGATTAATTTTACATAAATTTAAAAGATTCTTTCTATCTGGAGTAGAGCATTTTATATATACTCCATCTAGTAATATTTCTATTATAGCATGGCCTAATGGTATGGGTAAATCTTCTCTATTATCACAGTTAAATCCACTACCAGCAGATCTTAAAAAAGATTATAGAGATGGTGGCTATAAGCTTATAGAATATACTGTAAATAATGATACTTATGTTATATCATCTGGCTATGTAGCTAAAGGCAAACATAGTTTCATTAAGAACGATACTGAACTTAATCCAGGTGGTACATCTGTAGTACAAAAACAGCTAGTAGAAGAGCATTTTAAACTTACTCCTAATATGTTTAATATCTTACTAGGTACTGATAACTTAACTACTATGTCACCTTCTACTAGAAAGTATTGGTTTACTATATTATCTCCTATAGATTATACATTTAGTATATCAGTATGGAATAACTTAAGATCTAGAGCTAGAGATCTATTAGGTTCTGTTAAGATACAACAAGAAGAGTTAGCTAAAAAGACTACTTCTTTAATATCTAAAGAAGAGCTAGATAGACTTAATAAGCATAATAAAGAGCTAGAGGATAATATATTTAATCTAACACAATCTCTCTATAAGATAGAGTATCCTGGTAACCAATATACAGAAGATAAAGTTAAATTGCTTTATGATAGCTATGATAGAGTTAAATACTCTATAGAAGAACTATCTAAGTTAGAAGATATTAACATAGATACAGCTAGTATTAAATTAGGTAAATACCAAGCTACTTTAGATCAGATTAATAAAGATCTAGATAAGAAAGCTAAGGCTATTAAGACACTAGAGATACTAGGTGATAAATCTAATATAGAACAGCTTAAGTTAGCTATAGCTTCTACATTAGAGTATAAGAATAAGTTAGCTTCTACTTTACCAGCTAATGTTGTTATAGGTAGCTATAATAACCTATCTAATACTCTAATAGAGTTCTCTAACCAAATTAATAACTATCTTACTACTCTATTAGAACCTTCTAATAGAGAGCACTTATCTAAAGAATCTTTAGATAGCTTTAAGCTTAAGTTTGAAACTCTTAAGACAGAGTTTGATACTGATAAAGGTAAGTATGGTTTACTTAAAAATACTCTAGCTGATTTAGAGCGTAATAGTCATGAACATATGGTAACTTGCCCTAATTGTAATCATAAGTTCCAATATACAGTACAAGATAAGATAGCTAAGACTAAGAAGGATATAGAAGCTATAGAGTCTACTCTTAAAGATAGGTTAGTAGTACTTAAGAATCTAGATGTTAAGATAAAACATATAGCTAATAACTTAGAACTACTAGATAGAGTTCTTATGTTATTTTCTAATAGCCCATTAGAGTCATTTCTAGCCCCTGTAGGCAAAGATAACTTAGAGTCTATACCAACTATACTTAATAACGCTAGAGTCTCTCTAGAGTCTTTAAAAGAGCTAGAAATAGCTACTAAAAAACATCAAGAACTTACAGAGATACTTAAGGTTAAAGAAGAAGCTTCTAAGTTAGCACAAGAGCTAGGTATAGATTCTATAGTTACATTAGAAGCTGAGATTAATAAGCTTAATGATAATAAGTTAGAAACTATTAAGCATATAGAGAATATCTCTAAGTACTTAGAGTATAATACTAAACTTACCAACCTTACTAAGGATATAGAAGAGTTTAAACAGTTTAAATCTAAAGAGTTTACTTATAAACTCTATACTAAGCTTAATAATAGAATACTTAAGAATATATCTAATCTTAAGCTAGAACTTTCTATTATACAGAAGAAAGTTTCTGATTCTAACGCAGACCAAGCTATTATAAATAATATACAAAATCTTATATCTACTAATAAGACTAAACTATCTGTAGTATCTAAGATGGTAACAGCGCTATCTCCAGAAGGTGGTTTAATAGCTAAATCTATCAATAGTTTCCTTAATAGTTTTCTATCTGAGATGAATAATATTATAAATTCAGTATGGTCTTATAATATGGAACTATTACCTTGTGAAGTAGATGAGTCTAATGATCTTAATTACAAGTTTAAAGTAAAAGTAAACCATGATGAGACTATAGAAGATGTATCTAAGTTATCTAGCTCTATGCAAGAGATAGTCAACTTAGCTTTTAAGATAGTCTTTATTAAGTACTTAGGTTTACAAGGTTTTCCTCTTATACTAGATGAGTTCGGTAGAACTATGGATCCAGAGCATAGAGTAAATGCTTATGATGTTATAGATAGAGTATTAAGTCATAACTTTAATCAAATAGTCTTAGTATGTCATTTTGAGTCTATGTATAGTAGGTTTGCTAATGCAGATTTTGTAGAGCTAAGAGAGTATCCAGATACAACAACGAAGGAGTAATATATGCAAGATATACAAGTTATAGATAATGGAGTAGAGTTTACAGTTACAGTAGACGATGCTACGTTTCAAGAACTAGTTAAGAACCAAGGTATAGTAGATGGTACTATAACTATAGAAGGTTCTGTAGAAGATTTTCTAGATAGAGTATTACAAGAAGAAACTAAAGCTAATATAGAAGTAAAAGAAGATAGAGTAGAGGAGTAACACTCCTCTACTCTATCTATAAGTCTGCTAATCTCTCTAATCTAAATAGCATATAGTAGAATTCTCTCTCTATATACCTAGGGGTATTATCAGGTAGTATATGCTCTAAGTTAAGTATACTTCTAACAGTTCTCTTTATACCAGAAGTAAAGTTACTATTAGCTATCTTACCATTAGTACCAGTAAGCTCTAGTAGACTAATCAATACTCCCATTCTGCAATATAATGGTAACCATATAGATTGTCTAGTATAGAAATCTTTAGGTAGATTCATTAGTTCTAATGCATTAGAGCTATAGATCATAGGTATATTTTCTAGTATCTTACTAAAGCTATTTTTAGTATATCTAAATCTATCTATATACTCTAAGTAGCCACTAGTTAATCTTCTTGTATAGTCAGATACACTAAATGGTACTTTAGATCTAAATACTGGTATATAGGTTCTATCTGTAATAAGTCTAGATGCTATATTCCAACTGGTATAATCAAGATAGCTTCTTAGTAGTGTTGGCATAAGCCATGAACCTAAGTAAGCTTCAGTACTATTATCAAGATCTCTAAATGCTCTCTCTTCGTACCAGTATTTATAATGGAACATAAGTTTAAATAGATCTATCTCCATTATAATAGATACTTCATTATTATACATACTATCTGGTACTGTAATATCAAATACTCTATTATCTGTATATAGTACTTTAATAGGATTATAGTTCTTCCAAGTAGAACCTATCTTATCTAATGGAAGTACTTCAGATTTTACATAGTAAATTTCAGTACTACCTTTAAATATATTGTTCTTATGGAAGTTACCAGTATTATACATAGTAGAGAATTGTAAGTTCCTACATGCGCTATTAGAGTAAGTATCTATCATTTTGAAATACTCTATATCTTTCATACCTTCTGGAGATAGAAATAACTTTAGAAATCTATTTAATATATGTTCACCTTTTACGAACCATATATTCTCAGATCTATAAGAGATTACTTTATCTATAACACCATTATAATACTCTCTTATGTATTTAAGATCTTGGTTAACTGTTATACCTTGGAAGATAGGAGGAAGTTTAGTTGTAAATAATTCTAGCATATTTATATATTCTCCTAGCTAAGTAATGTTATAAGTCAGCGATTGAACTTAAATAAGTATTTTTAATTTTTATATTGCTATAGCTGAACTAAAATTTTATATAAGCAACCTTAGTATAGCCGAAAGGTTATACTAAGGGAATGAATAAAAGGCTTATATTCCACTATAGGCTTATATCTATACTATAGAAGTTTTCTATACTAGTAGAGTATCAAAGTGACTTTTTTATAGTTAGATATTATTTATATAGAAGTAATAGCAAACTACTTTAGTTCTTAATCTGTAATAGATTAAGAACATAAGCTAGGAGATAATAGATATATTATGTTGGCGGACAGAGTATAGACTACCTAGATTATGTATCTTAATTTTATATATAGTATTATAGTCTACTATAGTAGGTTATGTTACTAACTTCTATTTTAATATATTAAAATTCGTAAGGAGTGACTCATGGCAGTTACAATCGGAAATGTAGAAAACAATAACGAGAATGTTTTCAACCCAGAATCAGTTGCTGAGAAACCAGCTAGCAATAACTATAGACAACCAGAAGGTCTAATGGATCCATTTGCAGAGTTTACAAAAGGTATCATCTCAGCTGGTGGCGTAGCCACTAACTTAGTCGAGCTTAAAGAGAAGATTGAAGCTATCTCTAAAGCTAAGAACAATCCACTAGATGTTATAGTCTTGGATAAAGATATATTTACATCTCTTAAGTATAGCTCACTTTGTGTATACAAAAAAGAGAAAACTAGAGTATCTTATTACATTGTACTACTAGCTGGTACAGGACGTAAGTCATTGACAGCTAAAGAATCACTAAGACTAGCAGAGATTGCTAAACAAGAGAAACGTCCAGCAGACGATGATCTATTTACATATGCAGATGCTATTGATACAGTACTGCATAGTCTAGCTGTAGATCAAATCGTTGCTACAACAAGAACTGATCTGCCTATAGTACCTGTAACAGGTATCGTAGTACCTTATAATGTAGATCCATTAACTCTAGTAGAGCGTATTACAGTTTCTATCGCTAACTCTTTCTACGTAGAGGATCTAGTAGCTAAGGGTGGTGGTTTGAATATCAAGAAGCTAAACGATAACTATAACGGTAAAGGTCGTTATAAGTTCTCTATAGCAACTCATAAAGAGGGTGTTATAGTAGACAGATTGGGAAATACAATCAGAGCAGACTTTACAGCAGCTCTTGATATTAAAGATACTTCTAACCAAAACTTTGGAGCTAGAACTGTAAATAGATATACTAGAGATGTACGTATGGCAGAAGCATCTGGTTATATTACAGGTTATCCTGTATATCGTGGACCACGTGTTGATAACCTAGGTAAACCACTACCAGAGTGGACTATTCAACCACAAATAGTTATCACTAACGTACGTACTTATATTCCAGATCTACAATCTACTATTCTAGGTGTAGCAGTAGGTTCTTTAGTTGCATCTCATAAGCAGTATCTAAAGGTAATTATAGATACTCTATCTGAAGAACATAACCCAGGTCTCTATAACCTACTTACTAAAGCAGCTGTTGGTATGGATAAACATGGTAGACCAGTAGTAGAGCCTATTGATTGCCTATCTCCAGCTCGTGTAGAAGATAAAGCTTACTTACTAGAGCAAATCTTTGGTACAGAAATGCCTATGATCTCTCTAGATATTAATACTTATGGAGAGTCTTACGATACACTACTATCTTTAATCTATGCTGATACTAATGCAGCTGCTAAAGATGAAGTAGCACGTGCAGTACAAACTCTATTAGGTGGTACACCACTTCAATTCGGTAGAGTAGCAGCACATCGTAATATCTTACCAGCTGGTACTTATAATACTAAGAAGTCTCAACGCGATATTAGAGATTTCGAACTAGATAAGTTCATTTACCTAACTAAACTAGAAGATCAAACAGCTACTAATATGTTCTTTAATTCGATGGCATTCGATAATGATAAGACCATCGACCTTAAGATAGAACTATTAGCTAACTATCTACCAGATTCTCTTATTGATGGTAAAACAACTAGACTTACTCTAGATCCACAATTCTTAGAGTCTATTGTTAATGCTGCAGTTCAATCTGGTCTAGTTACAGAGATGGATCAAAGCTTTATGATTCAATCTAATGGATTGTCTACAGGTGCATTTACAAATCTACAAAACTTAGGCTTTGGTGCTAACTATGGTGCTCAATTCCTTAACATAACTAACCCAGGCGTCGGTTATGGTAATATGGTATTGAATAGTTACAACCTATATACACCACGTAGTTAATAAAATATAATAGGCTAGAGAGAGACATAAATCTCTCTCTAGCATTTTCTATCTATATTTTTTAATCTTAACTATAAGGAGTATATTATGTCTATAAAACAGAAACTAATCTCTCTAGATGATTTCTATAATTCAGTTACTATAGATAAAGTCTTACTTAATGACCACTCTATATATAACGATAGATCATCTAGACAAGTGTTTGATTCTCTTATGTCCGAATATGAGGGTGATACTATCAACATTTTACCTAAATGTAAATGTGGTCACCTACATGGAGAATATTACGAAGGTGTACGTTGTACACGTTGTGGTACAGTAGCACATAGTTTACAGTATGATCCTGTAGTCTGGGCTAAAGCATTTACACCAGAACTTAAGTTCATTAACCCAATGTTCTTCTTTATGCTTAATGCTCTACTAGATGGTGATATACAATATCTTACTGGTCTTACAGATACTCCACGTACTAAATCTAATATATCTATCTCTATTAATAAGAATGTACTACATGATAATAGATCATATAGAAACTTCTTAGCTTCTCTTAGAGATATATTAGTATATCTTACTACACTAGGTTCTTATCAAAGAGGCTATAAAGGTAAACGATTACAAGAGATATTAGAAATGTGGGATACTCAAAAACAAGTAGTACTATCTGATTATCTACCAATGATAAACAATATGCTATTTGCAGTTACTAAGACTACTAAAGGTAAGTTTGTAGATACTGGACTAGCAGATGTTATGGATATTGCTACGACGTGGATGAGAAGAGCTAATGATCTATCTGCAGATATAGAGGATTATGATAAGACTACAGCTAAAGCTGTATGCATGTTAGGCAAGATGCCAGAGTTTTATGTTAAAACATATCTCTCTAAGAAGACTGGTATCTTTAGAAAGCATGTGTATTCAGCTAGATCGCCATTTACTTTCAGATGTGTAATTGTATCTTGTCCTGGTAAACATACTTATGACGAACTAGAGGTACCTTGGACTACGTTAGTATCAGTCTTTAGACCGCATGTTCTAAATAAGCTTATGAAAACAGGTAAGTATAGTTATAAGGAAGCTAGTAATAAGATTTATAAAGCTGTTAAGAAGTATGATCCTGAGATAGCTGCTATAGGAGAAGAGTTGATAGCGGAAGGTAAGAGCAGGAATGGTAAGGGTATTGCTCTATTGAGTCAAAGAAATCCAACGTTACTTTCTTCGAGCGCCCAGCTTACGTACGTAGTTAGCTTTAATAAAACCCCACAAAACAATGTCGTCCGCTTCAGTCAGCTCATCTGCAAAGGTCCAAATGCTGACTTCGATGGTGAAAATTAATAGCTTCTTGAGTACTTAAAATGTGTAAAAACGACTTATAATGTGAGTTAATATAACTCTAATTTAAAATTAGGAGGTATACCCTATGTATACTATAAAAACCAATAAATCGATAAAAGTCATTATGAAGAACTCTGAAAAATCAGAGTACCACCTGAAAGAGTTTTATCTACCTGGTAAACCTAGTAGCACAGTTATACTTAATAAACATGATAAGTTAACCGTTAACCTGCAAGGTGTAGAATTAGAGGTGACAGCTGAATGGCTGTTTTGTTATGCTAAGTTAAAAATACAGTTTCCAAAAGAGTACGTAGAACATGTAAAAGATCTAGAGTTATTTATACCGAATAATCCAGGCTCTGCACATTACTCTAATACTTCTCCTAAAGCCTATTTTAAGAACCCTATTAGAATAGAACATTATTTGCCGTCATATAGACGCGTCGAGGAGTTTAGAATGATTCCATATTCACCTACATACGCTATATCGCAAGATGGTTATATTTTGGATATTGTTAAAGATAAAATAAACATACCTGCTTTATACGAAAGACGGCACGACTATGTTAAGCAAGAGTTAAGAGGTGTCCAATTTAGACATCATATTTTAGTTGCTTCTGCATGGTGCGTTAATTACGATAAACAATTATGTACAGAAGTGGATCATATCAATGGGATTAGAAATGATAACAGAGCTGTTAACTTAAGATGGGTTACTAGATCTGAGAACCAAAGAAATGCCTATAACACTGGATACGCAACTACTACACCATGCATAGTTAAAAACCTTGTTACTGGTGAAGTTAAGAACTACGTATCGTTAGCAGAGGCCTCTAGAGATATGGATAGGGGTTATATCAACACCAAGAATGTTAATTTAAAAACAGGTAAGCCTTATATTATAAAGAAGGATGGTGTATGGTTTCAGATGCAATTTGATTTAGGCGTTCCTGTAAAATGGGTAACATTAGAAAAAGCACAGGAGTTATACAACACTGTTACGCGTGATAGGTATTCTTTAACTATAAAGAGTAAAACTAATCCAGACGAAATATATACTTATTGTAACCTAGACGAAATAAGTAAATTTATTAACGACGGAAAGAAGTATATATCTTTAAAAGAAGCAATATCCGCTATAGAGCGAACTGGTAAGTATGTTACGTATAAGAAATCTATAATTAGCAATAATGAACTAGCATATATAGCTCGCAACTTGGAAACTGGAGAAGTTTTATATGCAAATAGCACAACACCTTTAATAACTGCAACTGGCGTAACTAAATCGTCAATACGTAAATCAGCTTTCTTCAACGGTAAATACAAGTTTAACAACTGGGTATTTAAAGTGGACGATGGAACTGAGTTTGACGAGCCTGAAATGCCACCAACAAGGCGAATGCATATTATCGCCGATAACGGCAGAAATAAATATGAATTCAATAGTATGCGGGAGATGTCTAGATATTTTAATATAGCGCATGGTACAATACAATACTGTATTAAAAATGGTTTAGACGTTAACGGTTATAAAATACAAGTAATAAGAGAATAGCTAGCGCTATCGTTAAATCTACCTAACTGCGGGGAACTCCTGAAGTTACTAGCTACTACTTAACACTAGAAATAGATGTTAATACCTATGACGTAATTTAGTCAATAGGCATAGTGAAAAGGCTAGTAATATAGGACAATCGACGCAAGGAAGCTCCTAAGTCTATACAATAGATATGGAGTGGCTTCACAGACTAGTAAAACCTATATTAGAGCATATAGGTATAGCAGTATATACTGCGAAATGGTAGAGTTCTATATATAGTATAGAACAATATATAGTCGGGCTATATACGAGAGTATATAGAGTACTGGATAAGTAAATTTGTCCCCATGGTTATATAAATATATAACCGTAAAAGCTCTCTAACTGCGGGGAAGTAGCATAACTTATAGATACGACTATTAGCTAGTAATAGACTAATATACCGTTAGAGTAATGATTCATAACAGCATCGTAAAAACGCTATAAGTGCTATGATCGACGCAAGAAAGCATCCTATATTTAGGATGTGACTTCAACGACTAGTAAGACTATAGTTAGAACGCTATAGCATACATAACATATATTAAGTTATGGAAACGGGAGCTATCTAATATATAGATTAGATAAAGATATAGTCTAGAGTTTACTACGTAAACTAAGGAACTTAACTTTATACCACTACTATCTAGAGAGATGGAAGAGTATTACGAAGGATTTGCTCCACAGTACAACGTACCTGGTAAAACTCCATACGAAGTATGTGGTAACTTAACGTTATTAGGACCAGCTAATAACATCATGCTAGAGTATCTAAATGCTAAGCATGAGCATCCTGAAAAGGATACAATCTTAAGGGAGCTACTATAGTCTCCCTATAACTTATATAGAACTAGAGATAGCTAATATCTCTAGTTCTATTTTACTTTTTTTATATAAGGAGATAATAGTATGCTAAGACCTACAGAAGAAGAACTACGTGTTCTTGAGCAAGGGTATAAAGAGCGTAACAAATGGTTACCAGAAGATGATCCTCTAGGTTATATTTTAAAGTATGAAGTTAATGAGCATGCTTATAATGTTCTTAAGGATAAACTACCAGAAGTTTTAATAAAGGTTCTTAAGGACAATAATATTTACAAATATAACGATACTGCCGCTATAGGCTATGTATCCCATCTACTATCTGGTTATATTCAGATTACCGAAGATCGTATAAAAGAACTTGAAGATAGAGTAGCAAAACTTGAAAATATGATTTCATTAGGTAAATAACTATAAAAGGAGCTTAGATATGTTAGCTAATATGTTAGTTACAACAACAGTAGATATATTATATCTAATACAACAACATCAAGTTGAAGTCAATCCTGTTATTAACTACTATAACAGAGAAGACTTTATAAGTAAAGTTAATACTAGAGAGTACAAAGAACCTTGGTATTTTATCTTTATAAGAGATGACGGTAAAGCACCTAGAGTAGATCTAACTGGATTTACTACTATCTCTATAAGAGAAGCTAAAGAAGAGCTACTTAAGTATTCTATTAATAAAGAAACTGAAGAGTTTAATAGGTTAAGATTCTACTACTATAGCGAATATACAGATTCTATGTTTGTTATAGACTTAGACTATAAAGCTAATACAGAAGATGAAGTATACGAGCTTAATACAGTTACAGTATATGACGAATGTCATTTTACAGAAGTATACAAGCATTACTTTGTAATAGATAACAGTAATAAGTTTGGTTATCTTAGAACGTTTGCATTTGATGCTAATAAGTTTGAAATAATACAAGAGATAGTAACTGAAGTAGATGAAACTTTTTAAATCTACTAAGGCTACTATATTGAATGTTTTTATAAAAATGGAGATCTAGTAAATGAACGCACAAGATTTATTACCATATATGGTAATATCAGTACTGCTGCTAACAACTTTATATAGAAGTTTTTGGTAGTAACTAAGGATAGTAAGGTAAAGAGTTATGAAGAAGTCAAGATTAAGAGAAGCACTTAAAGCTTATAAGTTTGAATTTACATTATTAGCTATAATACTAATATGCTTTTTTGGTCTAATAGGATACTATGCATATGCTGGTAAGCTAGTAGATAATGACGGTAATCCAATTAAGTTTTGTATACAGAGTGATAGTAATAATAGTTTATGGGAAAGGATAGTGAGAAAATGGAAAATAATGAAAACAGAGAAGTAATATACGACATAAGAGGATTTGACGATCCTATCAATGGTTATGTTATAGACATGACAGATGAAGCTGAGGTAGCCAATAGTTCTGAAGAGAATCGTATACAGTTCTCTACGAAAATGGCTAGTATATCTAGAGGTAAAGATGAATCTAGTAACCCAGAAGTTAGATATAAGCACTTACTTAAAGAAGGGGCTATGGCCACGTGTAGCCGCCCGATGGAATTTTTGCCCGTTTATATTAACTTCGAGATATTCGGTAATAGAGTAGTGTTACATCTTAAAGATAATAGACAGTATAATATGGCTCTAGATAGGTTTCTTAATACTGTAACTAAGTTTGGTTTCATAGAGCAAATGGATAGAAACATGTACCTATGTAAGACTAACTTAAGAGCTATGCTTAAAGCAGGTATACCATACGATCATGTACCATATAATGCTGTATGCAAAGGCTTTAGAGTGTTTAAGATGCAGATACCTATGTTCGTATTTAACCACGTAGTAACACACACTATGATCTCTAAAGAGTCTAGATCTGATAGAGTAGTTAGACTAGATAAAGGTAACTATTGGGTACCAGAGAATCTAGTAGAACGTATCTATAATACAGATATAGAAGAACGTAGACCTATACTACTAGCTAATTCTGTTAAACAAGCTTACTATAAACTTAGAGAGACATTAGAAGCTACTAGACACTATAATAGTTTTATACTAACACTATTACAGATACCTACTAACGATCTAATGGCTCTATTAGAAGTACTTGGCTATCCACGTGAAATATTTCAACGTGCAGTACTAGAGATGCGCTATAAAGAGACTATACTAGCCGCGTGGGAAGATGATAATACTTGGTTAAACTTTCTACGTGAACGTGGTGGTAGTGATGATTGGAAAAACTGGGTACAAAAAGAAACACAACAAGCTGCTCTAGCTCTAGCTAAATTCTTTTAATATATAGTGTCTAAGTAACATAAAGTTAGTTAGATATTATTTATATAGAAACTACATAGCAATGTTAGTTTAAATTATTCTATAGAAAGAAGGAGGCATATGAGAGTAGTTAATGTTCCTAGAGGCGATCTAAGTGCTTTATATGGTGCTGGTATTACTACCTATGGAGGAACTTTTAATATGGGTAATATGTCCCAAGAGACTATGTCTAGTGGAAAACATGGCCAGTATATACAAGAGATCAATAACTATTATCAGTCAGATGCTTATATACAGTTAGCTAATGAGCTATCTGCTTTACAATATAAGACTAACTTAGATATATCTATATATCTAATTAACTCTGACGATATAGCTGTTGGTAAACTTATGCAAGAGTATATGATGGCTAGTCCATACTTAGCGAGAGCTTATGATAGTGGACTTATAACTGGATATAGTCCAGAGTCACATAGAGATACTAATTTAGAGTATCTAGATAGACATAGATATAACCAAGTAGAAGATGGTTTACTAGAAGAAGGTGAAGATGATCTTATGTATTATACACAATACATAACAGATGATACTGACTTAGATATAGAAGACCAGCTTACTATTAAAAGTTCTTGGGAATATATTAAGAAACGTATATTACAAGGTGTTGATCTTACAGAGCAATAGTTATGCTCTGTATAGATCTTATATTAAAATAGCTATATAGTAAAAATAGCGTGAAGAGCAATTTTGTATAACAAAAGATAGGGTACCTAGTATAACTTATACTATATCCGAATACTAAGGAGGATAAGATGCTCAGATTTATATTAATAATGTTGAGTATTTTAACATTAGGTTTCTCTAGTACTTATAGAGATGAGCTTAAGAGACTTACTGTAGATCAGAAGCAAGTACTACTATTTAGTCTTAAAGCTGGTAAAGAGAAAGACTTAGGCATAACACTAGCTGCTATAGCTTGGAAAGAGTCTTCGTTTGGTGTTAACCGTTCAACACCTACTGATGGTAAATTTGGTTCATTTGGTTCCTATCATGTACTGTTATCAACTGCTGCTAACCATATTAAGAATATGGATTTACCGTTTACTTATGACCATAAGAGTAAGACACATAGGAATATACTTAGATTTGTATTAACCTATGTAGATAGAATAGGAGCTAAGTTAGCTCTAGCTGAATTAGAGTATTGGAATACTAGGCATAAAGGTGACTATACTAAAATGATAGCATCTTATAATGCTGGTAATGCTGGCATACATAGTCCAGCTGGTGCTAAGTATATGCGAGATTTAAAATACAGAGTAAGATTACTACAGGAGTACGTAGTCGCTAATGATATTAAATATTAATATAAGTTATAGGCATGGTCTTATCTAAGGCCATGTCTATAACACTTATTTTTTTCTTAGATCTAACCATATTTGATTTTTATTATATTACATACAAAGGAATAGTACTATGGGTAAAAAAGTAAGTACAAAACGTAATAAACATAGAGCTAAAAAAGCTTATGATAGTTCTAAGGATCAGATTACTTGGAATATGCTTAAGAAGATGAATACTACTATGGTAGAGATGCTAGCTAGCTACGTAGAAGTAGTTAATAGTTTAAGTCTTAAGTATAAAGATAAAGTAAAAACTGATTTAGTTCTTAAAGAGTCTGTAAATGGTTTCTTTAAGTTGGTTAAAGAGCATATAGATCAGATAGAGAAGCTAGCTGATATGCATAGTGTAACTAAAGATGATACTAGAGAGTTTAAAGCTGGTATATGTAAGTCTGTAGAAGAGATGCAAGAAGTTGCTACTATAGCTATGGAGTATATGACAGAACAGAACCTATTAACAGAACTAGGTAGTAAAGTAGTACCAGAACTAGCAGTACAGTTTAAAGCTGATGAAGAGATTAAAGAAGCTATATTAGATATGGGATCTAGTGTAGCACAAGCTGAAGATGATGCTTCTAAAGTTATAGTAGAATCTTTAAAAGATACTAACTTGCCTACTATGGAGGGTATAAATGGAACAACAGAACAATGAAAATAACAATAATGATATACCTGTTCAAGATACTGTACATAATGTTCAGACTGAGACAGTTCAGGATAGAGCTAATGAAGTGGAGAAGGAGAAGGTTACTACAACTGAAGTACCAGTAGAACAACCATCTAAAGATGCTATATTAGATCCTGTTAAAGGTAAACCAGAAGCTATAGGCGTAGATAAAGTAGTAGCTATGTTAGAAGATGCTGATATAGATAACCCTACAATATTACCAGGTATAACTTCTAAAGATCTTACTAAGCTATATGAAGCTTATGGTAATAATCCTAATATAGACGATGATTCATTACAGCCAGAGCAGATTAATGGTTTTGCTGTATTTAACTATGGACTAAGATACCATCCTTATGCTAAATATAATGTACTCGTAGATAGACTAGAAGATAAGAAGTCTACATTTACTAATCAAATAGTAGAAGAGGGTAAAAATACTAATATACGTACTCTATCTGCTAATGATATAAAAGGTAGTAACCTTAATCAAAATCTACTATTAGCACAGTTTATGTCAGAGCTAGGTGCTGGAGAAAAGACTAATATACCACTATGGCACTCTGGATTTAGAGTAGTTATTACTCCTCCTAACTCTAATAAGCTTATTAGTTTACATAATAAGATATTTAAAGATAAACTACTTATAGGTAAAGATACATTAGGTATTTCATTTAGTAATGATGCTGGTGTTTTACATAAATACTTTATAGAGATGTTTATGTCTCTTATAGAGGGTTGTACGCTAGATGTACCTAGATCAGAGCTACTTAAGTATATTTCAGTATTAGATCTTAATACTATATACCTAGCAGTACAAGCTAGTATGTCTACTACTGGTATAGATATATATACTAACTGTAAGAATGTAAACCAGTTAGTAGATGATACACCAGTATGTAACTTTGCAGTACAAGCTAAGTTAGATCCTACTAAGCTACTATGGGTAGATACATCTAGATTATCTAACCCAATGCGCAAACAGATGGCTATAGTATCGGATAAAAGAGTTACAGTAGAACAAGTAGAGTGGTATCAAAAAGAACTAACTAAGTTCATTACTAAAAATACTTATGATATACAAGCTACTAACTCTACAGAGACTATGGAGGTAGTGTTTAGAATACCTAACTTAGAGACTTACTTAGAAGAATCTCTAAATTGGCTAGATGATGTATCAGAGACTGTTAGGAAATCTCTATCTGAAGGTTATGAAGATGACGAGAGAGACAACATGATAGAATCTGTAAAATACCTTATGAGATTAGGTACGTTTAATAGCTATGTAGATTATATTAATATACGTGGTAATAAACTAAATAAGAGAGATCTTGTTATACAAGCACTTATTACATATGGTAAAACTCAACATCAGATAGACGATTTCTTAGAAGCTGTACTTAAGTATATAGAAGATAGCTCTGTAGCTATAGTAGGCTATCCAGCATTCGATTGTCCTAAATGTAAAGCTAACAATGTAGTATCTTTAACAGATAGACTTAAAGAGATCATACCACTAGAGATAAGTACACTTTTTTTCGACCTCACCGCTCGATCGCTAGCCTCTCAAGCGGACAGGTAGAAGATGACTACGTTAAACCTGTCAACTTCTATTACTTAGAGACACAAGAGATACTTTGGGGAAAGTATATAGAAGCTATTAAGTTAATAAAAGAAGGTAGGAAACAACTCAACCCTATGGAAGTACAAATGCTACTAACTACTATATTTAATACAGCTACTGCTAAGACTAAGTTTAAGAAAGAAGAAGAGTTAGTGTTTGGGGATGTACTCTATAGGGAAGAGTCAACGGCTAGAGGTTTCGACCCTAGATATGACTTAGTAAGAACCTATCATGATTCTAGTATACTTAAATACACTGGTATATCTTTAGATAACTTCTTAGAGTTACCTATACCAGTTAGAGATATATACATAGAGAGATCTAGACTATATGCTAGAGAAGAGGTATCTGCTATGTCTGCTGTAAATAAGACTATCAATGCTAGTCTTAACATAGGAGGTAAGTAATGGGTAAGAGACCTAATATAAAAGGAGTCTATACAGATCTAGACTCTATATTCGACACTAGAGCACCATTAATAGTTGCACTAACTGGAGCTGGTAAGTATGGTATCAATTTTAAACTAGATCGTTATAAGTATAGACTTAGAGATAACTTTGGTACGTTATCTAGTAAGATATTCCACTATTACTACGATAGGCGTACTAAAGATATACTCAAAGCAGCTCCAGAAACTTCAGTACCATATGTAATAAGAGATTACTTTTCAGATGTTATGGATACAGCACAGAAAGATGTAGAAGCTATACTATATGTAAATGCTTTTCCGTATGTATTTACAAACGAAGAGATAGATAACTTAACTAAGATACTATATAAACTTATACCTAATGTAACAATTAAGGTAATCAATATGCCATTAAGGGATATAGAGAAACAGTGGGTATTAGAGAATGTAGGATTATTCATAAGCTATGAAGCTATGAAGTGGCTAAGGTTAGTTACAGATGGAACTGGGTTCTATACCGGAGATATGCTTAAGTTGAAATTATATGCACCATGTTTATTAACTGGTACTATAGAGAACAAAGATCTCTCTGAAGAGCGTCTAAAGAGCCTAGAGTTATTATATAGAACTATATGCGATTTTAACTTCTTAGACGTTGGGGTGTTTAGCGTAATTTAATAACATAAAGTAAGAGTACTACTGTAGTATACTACAGTAGTACTCTTCTACAGTTTACATTCGGATCGATGATCTAAGAGATAAAATAAGAGGATGATACTATGGAACAACCTGAGTTAGAAGATTTAAAATATAATATAGGTTTAGAACTATTAGAGTTCCTAGAGAACGTATACCAATCAGATACTATTAAGATAGTATCTATATTTAACTCTCTAGCAGAGCTAAATGAACACTATATAAACCATGATAAGTTTTACTTAGATAAACTAGAACAACGTTGTCTTGATATTATAGCTACATCTACTAGTAATGAAGATGCTAAGCTTAATATGGAGATCTATATTAAAAGAGCATTAGATCACTATCTATCTGTGTATGGTATAGAACTACATACTGAAGATACTGACATATATAGCTACTCTGATATATTACAAGCATTAGTATATCTATATCAAGTTGATATACCAACAGCTACTGAATACTTACCTATAGTAGAAGCAGATGATATAGATAATATAGAGAGATTTACAGATCTACTATCTGAATATACTATCATGGGTAAATCTTATCTATACGATATAGTAAAAGATGTTAGTGACGATTGGTTCGAACATACTAGATTATTCTATAAGTCTATGATACATCGTGGTATAGAAGATGTAAATACAGATGATATAGCTAAAGTACAACCATTAGTAGATATATCTCCTAAGTTTATGTCTACGTATGCAGTTAGAGATACTCTATACTATGGTTATATAGAATATCATCTAGATAGTATGCTAGATGAACTATATACTAGACTTAATGTACATGGTGATGATTATGATCTTATAGCTATGGAGATAGTAGCTGCTAACTATCTTAGTATAGATAGACCTATTCAAGATGAGACTACTCTACTAGATACTATTAACTTTAAGTCATTAGCTATTGATTATGCTGATAGTTTAAGATTCGTAGTACCTAACGTATTAGAGTATATGAACCTAATAAAAGGATAGTAAGTGGTAACAGTTAATGAATATTTTAGATATGCAATACATATGGAGTATCTTACTAGTCTTAAGTTCTATTATAGCACTATGACTATACCATTACAGAATAGTAATGATTATTATAAGGTAGAAGGTAATAAATACTTAGTTAAGATAGGAGATAGTTATGAAGAGGTACAAGGTAGAACTACTGATGTACCATTATTACAGATACAAGATCCTATAGTTCTATTTAATGCTGATCTACCTAATATAGATACGCAAGTAGATACTACTATAGGTAGAGCTATAATAAACTATGTAGCGCTAGTATATAATTTTAAGAATAAGATACCTTATCTTAATGATAACAATATAGATACTGGTACATTAGAGAAACTAGTATTAGATGGACTTAAGAAAGATACTATATCAGTACCAGAGTATATTAACTTTGTAGATAGTTGCTCTATGTTACAATCTTTAAGTAGAATAACTACAGTATCTGCTACCTATAAGACTATGACACCACCACCTGGTATAGTAGCCTATAAGAATGAACTTATTAAAGAGTTTGATAAGAAGTATGGTAAGAACTGGGTAAAGTCTATGACTACTGTTATAGAGTTTCAATCACTACTTAAAGCTAAAGATGCTGAATATCTTAAAGACGATCCTACAAATGGTATACTTACATCTGGTAAAGTTAAAGATAATGCTAGAGCTAAGATGTATTTAGCATTTGGTATAGACGCTGGATTCTCCGAAGATTCTATGGCAGAACCTAACTTAGTATTTAATTCACTACTAGAAGGTTATCCTAAGGATAAAGAACAGCTAACTGTTATCTATAATAGTTCTAGGGCAGGTAGTTTCTCTCGTGGTAATGAAACTAAGAATGGTGGTGTAGCAGCTAAGAATCTATTAAGAGCTACAGGTGGTATATCTATAGTAACTGGTGATTGTGGTTCTAAGATAGCTAAAGAGACTATAGTTACTAAAGATAATGCTAATACTCTAGTAGGTAGATTTTATTTAGATGGTAATAAGTTAGTTAAGATAGAAGATGGTAGTAAACTAGTAGGTAAAACTATTATGCTACGTTCACCTCTATATTGTAAACATACTGATGGAACTATATGTAGTACTTGTGCAGGAGAAAACCTAGCTAATTATCGTAAAGGAGTTACTATATTAGCTACTGATATTTCATCAGTACTTATGACTAACTCTCTTAAGAAGATGCACACTAGTGTACGTAAGTTAGTATTAGCTAATCCTATAGAAATGTTAGAATAACAAAAGGAAGTATATATAATGTTAATGTTTAAAGATAAGAGAGATACTTCGCTATCTCTCGTAAGGACAGATGGTGTAGATACTGTTAACTTTATTCTATATAGAGATACGTTAGTAGTAGTAGATGCCAATATCAATCCAGATCATGCTTTATCACAGTTTAGATACGTTATAGGATCTATACATGGTAAAATACAAGATATGGTCTCAATGGGTATCATGGGTAACGATGATATATATTATAGAATACCTGGTAGCCAACACTATATAAATAGAAGTTATAATAGAATAGAACTTAAGATGTTAGGACATTTTGAAAACCTATACTATATGATACCTATGGTAATAAATAGAAATATGGTAGAGATTAAGTTACTTCCTAGATCTAATAAAAGTGATACTGCAGAGTATACTATAGGTAAATTAACTATGGAGATGCTATATAATATAGCTAGACACTTTATACATATACCTAAAGCTTTATTTACAGATGATGCTAAAGATGCTATTAAGAAGTGGTATAGTAAGATTAGATTTGTAAAACAAGATGATATATTACACCCTATCTTAGTAGGAGATGATGTAGCATTTGCTAGGTTTAAGAATAGAAAAGATGAAGAGGTTGTTATTGGCATACCACCAGAGCATCCTTATATTATCGTTAAGAAATCTTATTTAGAAGATGTACCTGATATAAAGAGTGGTCTATCTGAATATAAAGTTATTTATAAATACTTAGAGTTCTCTCCTACTATGCCTGTTGATAGTAGCTTAAATGGTTACTATATGTTTACTAATAGGATAGACTATAGTAATATGTTATATCTACCTGTTAATACTTATGAAACAGCATCACAGTCTAGATATACTAGAGATCCTATCTATATGATAATGTCAGCTCTTAGAGGCGGTAGAACAGAAGAGAAGTTTAGTTTAAGTATACTTAATGATAGTACTAACAATATAAATTGGATTAGTTCAGATAGTATTTATGGAGCAACTAGTATTATTAAATACGGTAGTGCAGAGTATGTGAATAGAATTAGAAGGAGTTAACCTATATGGAAGATTTTGATTTAGATAGTGCATTAGATAGTAAGCCATCTGATGTAAAACAAGAAATGGAAGCTAGTAGACCAGCTTCTAGTACAGGAAGTAGTTCTAAAAGTAACTACAATAGAGGAAAAGTTAGTTTGTATAATGATACTAATATTGTACCTAAAGATCTTAAAGATCTTAAGTTTAAATCTAATGCTAGTAAGTTCTTTAGTGTTTACGATAACGGTAAAGTACCTGAAGATAAACTAGATATAATTAGAAAAGCTTGCCACTGGTTATTTACTAAAGGATTTATCTATAGATCTAAAGGTGATTTAAGATCTCCAGTAGACAATATGATACGTTCTATACCAGGTGCTAGAGTTATGGTTTATAAACTATGGGAGAAAGCAGATAGTCCTAAAGAAGGCTTTCCAATAGATTCAAATGCACCTACTAGAATAGCTTATGAAGTAGCTTGTGGAGTACATAAGACCTTTACTAAACAAAAAGATATAGTAAGATGTATAATAGCTAGAGAAGTACAAACTTTACTAGGTAAAGATTGTGACGATCCAGATGCTTTCATACTTACATATACGCCAGATGGTGCTAACGCTTTTACTAAGAGCTTTAAGATAGAGAATGCTGGTAGTGTATGGATGCCAATGAAAATAGCTATAAGTTCTAATATACCTATTTGTAATGCGGGATCTGATAAGTTCATAGACGAGCTTAAGAAACTTATAGGTGTTATAGCTCCATCAGAGAGTAAGACAGAAGAGCCTAAGAGTATTACTGTAGCTCAACCAGAGCCAGTAGAGCAACCTAAGACTGAAGAACTACAAGTTAGTGAACCATTAGGCGATGATATATGGGGTTAGTCGAATGACTGATCCCATATATCTAATATATTAACAATAAGGAGAATAGAGTTATGGCTAAAAAGAAAAAGCTTAACGAAGAAGTTGAAGAGACACTAGATACTACAGAAGAAGAGACTACTGTAGAAGTACCAGAAGCTACTGAGAAACTAGTAGAAACAAAAGAGGCTGTAGAGGCATCTGCGGAGCCCGTAGTTAAAGAATCTACTAAAAAAGAAGATAAGTATGCGGATAGTAAGAAAAAGGATTCTGAAGCTTCTTTTGACGTTGTAAAGGGTATCTTATCAGATACTACACTTACAGTAGATGAAAAACTAGAGAAGATCTCAGCTTCTACACATGTTAGTTATAAATCTATAGTAGAAACTTTTAAAGAGTTTGATGCTGCTACTAAGAATGGTAACTATGTATATAACCCTGCTAAGTATGGTCAGTTAGTAAAATCTCTATATGATGTATTAAGAGGTATACTAGAAGAGAAAGATACTTATGTATCTATGCTTAAGATAGAGATACTTAACTTACTTTATAGAAAATATAAAGATAGCTCTCTTATGGTTACTTCTGTATTTGCATACGGAGATGACTTTAATGGTACAGAAGAAGAGTATCAAGACTTCTGCTATATTATAACTACACTAGGTATATTCGACGAGTGTAGAGAGCGTGGTACAGTAAAAGCTATACCTAAACTAGTAGATTTTAAAAGATCAGATTTTCTACATGGTAAAAGATTAGAAGAGTATTACCTTAACGTAATGCTATAATAAGATGCACTAGAGTACTAGACTATAGTCTAGTACTCTAGTGTTATCAATTTAAACCAGGAAAACGATATAGTCGATCTTAACACAAACTAGTATATATAAAATATATACGAATAAGTGTCAAAGTGACAAAAAATCAGTTATATATTATATATATAGAAGTAAGAGTAGGAATATCTAACTACTCTTACTTCTTAGTAAACAGACTGTAGTTGCTAGTATAACACTAGCTTGAATATTAATAATATAACGTAAAGGATAAGAAATGAGAAAGATAGTTAGCATAAACTATTTCGAGCAAAGAGTTGACCTAGAAGGTCTTAATGCGTATAAAGAGACAGAAGAGTACACAAGAGAAGTAGAGGCTGTAGAAGGAGACTGGGCATTTGCTCAGTTGCAAGATATGCTAGAATCACGTTTTACAGTTGTTACTCCAGTAGCTGAGTCTACAGGTGATATAGTATACGACTACTATAGACTAACAGACTATGGCATAACATTGTATCTTAGAGATAACTACGGAGACATTCCGGTAGTGCGTTTCAAATTCGATAACGCAACTCTAACAGATGCAGATAGAAAGCTATCAGCAAGTGAGCTAGAACTAGCTCGTTATGTTATCGAGGTAGAACATCTCGATAGCGAGGTAGCTGCTTAAATAAAACAGTAACCTCCTAATAGAGTAGAGAGTATACTACGACTAGGTATAACCCTA